CCAAAACCTGAATATGACCCAAATGAAGATATGATTCAGTCCACCATGCAACAGTGTCGCTCAAAACGAGAACCTGAAGATATTGGTGGGCAAGAAAACTAAAATCACATACGAAGAATCCTATTGCACTATAGAAGAAGAGCTCAATAAAAGACGAGGAAAATGGTTTTTGACTTCCTTGGCTTGGATTGACTTTGATGATGTAAAGCAAATTATTTCGGCCCACATTTACAAGAAGTGGGACCAATGGGATCAAGATAGGCCGCTAAGACCTTGGTTGAATCGGATCATTTCGAATCAGCTAAAAAATATTCTGCGTAATTATTATAGTAATTATGCTAAGCCCTGTTTGAATTGTCCGTTTAATCAAAGTGGAATTACGGAAGAAAATGAAGCTGGGCTTTGCGGGTTTACCGAAAGCAAAATGCAATGCAACGAATGCCCATTATATGCAAAGTGGGAAAAAACGAAAAAATCCGCTTATGACATAAAAATGGCGGTCACGATTGAAAATCATACTCATGAAATAAAATGTAGTTCTGGTACTTCTTTTGAGATGGAAGAAGCTCAGAAAAGACTCCATGAAGAAATGAGAAAAATATTGAGCGAAAAAAACTTTCAAATATATACAATGCTTTTCATAAAAAACATGACCGACGAACAAGTGGCTGCGAAACTAGGTTACAAGACAACAGAAACTGGTCGAAAAGCGGGATATAAACAAATCAAAAACTTAAAAAAACAATTCAAGGCAAAAGCAGAAAAACTTCTTAAAACAAAGGATATTTTTTATGGAAAAGATTGAATTAACCGAAGAGCAAAAAGAATTTATAGACAAAAACTATAAAAAAATCTCAAACCTTAATGAATTGACCTGTACTGTTTTTATGGGTGAAGATTTGGATGGTCGAACAAAAGAAGGCCGAGCTGTTCGAGCCTACATGGCTAAAAAAGATTATAAATACAATACGACCAGAAAAGCAAAAGTTCCGCCGGTTAATTTGACTCAATCACATAAAGAATTTATTCTTGCTCAAGCTGATGGAACAATGAAAGCTTTTGATATTGCCAAGCTTTTATTTCCAGAAAAAGAACTTACTCCTTTGAGTCAAGAAACTCGTGCAATTACCGATTTCCTCAAGAATCACAAACCCGAAAGTCTTAACCCGAAAGATTCGGCGGTTGGAGAAAAATACAAACCTACTGATTCATTTAGTAAAATAGTTGAACTTGTAAACAAAGTCACAAATCAAAACCTAGAAGAAGATAGAATGCAAATGACAATCAAAAAGGGTCTAGAAGCATTAATTAGATTTCTTAAATCTCCTAGATTGATACAAACAATAGGAAATTATACTGACAAAGAAGACCGTGAACTTTTTGAAGCCGAATTCATTAGAGCAACGTGGGATAAGCCCGATTTAACATCTGATGAACTCAATCTTTATATTAACGTATGTATTGATTATATTAATTTAAAAAACATACAAAAAGCAGTTGATAAACTTAATCATATGTTTGAACAGTGCGAAGACCAACAAGACATGACTGTTAGGCTTGCTGAACTTCTAAAAACAAAAAGTGAAGAATACAATCAATGTGAAAAACGAATGGAGAGCTTGATTACTCGACTAAATGGTGATCGAGCAAAGCGCGTTCAAAATAAACAAAGCGCAAATGCGTCAATATTAAATTTAGTACAATTATTCCAAGAAGAAGAAGAAAGAAAAGTAATGATAAAAATCGCAGAGATGCAAAAAGCCATGGTCTTGGAAGAAGCCGGTAATTTTGAATCAATGCCTGATTGGAAAGCTCGAGTTCTAGGCTTAAGAAAAAATGACATCGCCTGATAAGATCATTTGTGCAGAATGCGGCAAAGAGTTTAAATCTGATTCCGCTTTACATAAACATATAAAAATGCATAATTTAACCGTACCTGAATATTATACTAAACATTACCCGAGAAGGAACGCATTGACCCAAGAATTGCTACCCTTCAAGAATAAGTTTGATTATTTTAACAAAGACTTCTCTACAAGAGCGCAAATGATAAAATGGTGCAATCAATCCAATGAGAAAGAACTAGTAAAAGAATATATACTAAAACAATTAAGATTAAGAGTAGAAAAGCATAAATTAAAATATGCACCTAATCATTTAGAAATAGAAATTAATAAATTACCGCCTATAGATGTATATAAAGATAATTTTGGCGGTTATGGACAAGCCTGTAAAGAGCTTGGCCTTGAACCAATATATAATAAAGGAATAAATAAAAACCTTCTTAAAGAAGACCCTAATGTCAAAGAAATAGAAATACACATTGACACTCGCGAGCAAAAGCCTCTCTTTTTTAAAAACTCGCGAAGCAATAAATTGGACTTTGGAGACTATACAATGGGAGGCAGCAATTATTCCTATACTTATGTCGATAGAAAGAGCGAAAGCGATTTTAAGGGCACTATGGGCGTCGGATTCAAGCGTTTTACCAACGAGCTCCAACGAGCAAAAGATTTTAATGCTTATTTATATGTAGTAATAGAAAAAAGCCTACCCCAAATCATCAAGAACAATGCTTATTTAAAAAAGTATAAAATGAAAGGCGCTTCGAATATGGATTATATATTACATAACATGAGAGTGCTTACTCATCAATTTAAAGGGTATTGTCAGTTTGTTTTTACTGATAGCCGCCAAAGTTCCGAATTATTAATTCCTAATTTATTATATTATGGAAAAGAATTATGGAATGTAGATATACAATATTTATTAGATCACTATGACTTGGACTAACGGAAAACAACAAGACAGAAACAAGTATTCTTCTGATATAAATGCAGAGATACTTGCTAAAAAAGGTTTTTTAGAAGAGCGAGAAGCGAAAATACTTTTATATAAATTTTTGCGAGCTAATACTACTTTTGCAGTTGATATGCTTAGTGGAATAAAATTATTTCCATTTCAGCATATGGCTGTTAAGGCTATGCTTGAATCAGATTATTTCATGGGAGTATGGTCTCGTGGTATGTCTAAATCATTTACCACGGGAGTATTTGCTTTTCTTGATGCCATATTAAACCAAGGTGTTGAAATTGGCATTGTATCCAAATCTTTCCGGCAGGCAAAAATGATATTTAAAAAAATAGAAGATATTTTAAATAAGCCTGAAGCCGCAATGTTAGCGCAATGCGTAACAAGGAAATCTAAAGCGAATGACCAATGGACGCTCGAAATTGGCGAAAGCAAGATTCACGCATTACCTCTTGGTGATGGTGAGAAACTTCGTGGTTTCAGGTTTCATAGAATTATCATCGATGAGTTTCTTCTTATGCCAGAAAGGATTTATAACGAAGTTATCGTTCCATTCCTTTCTGTTGTTGAAAACCCGACTGAACGAGAGGATTTATACAACCTCGAAACGCAAATGATTAAAGAAGGCAAAATGAAGGAAGAAGACAGGCATGTCTGGCCGAACAATAAATTGATTATGCTTTCTTCTGCCTCTTATAAGTTTGAGTACATGTATAAATTATATCAAAAATTTGAATCATTAATAAATGGGGAAATCGTTGAAGATGGCACAGCTCATCGCACGATTATGCATTTTAGTTATGATTGCGCCCCAAAACAATTATATGATCAAAATTTGATTAATCAAGCTAAAGCAAGTATGAGCCAAAGTCAGTTTGACCGAGAGTTTGGGGCGGTTTTTACTGACGACAGTTCTGGTTACTTTAAAATCTCAAAGATGGCTGCTTGTACCGTGCCTGATGGGCAAAGCCCGTGTGTCGAAGTGGCTGGAGAACCTTCGGACAAATACTTGTTGTCATTTGACCCCAGTTGGGCAGAGAGCGAAAGCTCTGACGATTTCGCAATACAAGTCTTTAAACTTAATGACGAAAATCGTACTGGTACGCTAGTTCATAATTACGCCATGTCTGGAGCTAGACTCAAGGATCATATATTTTATTTGCATTATTTGCTGAATAACTTTAATATTGTTGCTATTGTAGGCGACTACAATGGCGGCGTTCAATTTTTGAACGCTTGCAATGAGAGTAGCCTTTTTAAGCAAAATAATCTAAATATAAAAACTATTGGTTCAGATCTTGATAATTTAGAAAATTATCAGCAGGCATTGCGAGATGCTAAGTTAGAATATAATTTAGACAGTAAGAAAATTTGTATATTGCGCAAGCCAACTTCCCAATGGATTAGAATTGCTAATGAATTATTACAAGCAAACTTCGATCATAAAAGAATATTTTTCGGAGCCCGTGCTGTTAATGATGATTATCAAAAACAGAGAAGCAAAAAAATCCCGATAGAAGAATTGAAGTTTTTAAGAAACGCAGAAGACGAAAAGCAAAGCGCTCAAGCAAAAATGATTGACTTTGTAGAGTATCAAGTAGATCTCATGGAAAAGACTAAAGCCGAATGCGCCTTAATACAGATCAAGACTTCTGCTCAAGGCACTCAAAGTTTTGACTTGCCAGATAATTTAAAAAGACAAACTGGCCCAGAGAAAGCTAGAAAAGACTCCTATTCCGCGTTAGTCCTTGGTAACTGGATGATAAAGATTTACTACGACATGATGAATGTTGAAGAAAGTAATGTTCAGGCAACTTTTACTCCAATGTTTGTTGCATAAGTCAAAAGTTGACTTTTAACTTTTGTTGGACTTTTGATAGACTTTTGTGTATCATAGAGTATGTCCAAAAGAAAATATACCAAAAAGTCGGATTACTGGGATAAATTTAAATCAAAAGATCTCAACGAATTAATTTCAGAAACAAAAGGTTCTGAGCCAGAATGGACGCCGACTTTAGCAGGAGATGCATATTATACACAAAGCATCAAAGCTAGCTACGAAAGAACTGGACAAAGCAAATCTGGAGCGGTATCAAGAACAAACAGTAGATACAATAATGCTGCTAGCGCAAGAAAGCCGTTTAAATATGCAAACATAAGAGAAGGTAACCTACCTTATCATTATGCGAAATCTGGATGTGATATCAGGGACGCTATTATGCTTTGTCAGAAAGCTTATGCTAATATCCCTATTTTCAGGAATGTTATTGACATCATGTCGGAATTCGCAAATACCGATCTTCATCTGGAGGGCGGCACTGAGAAGTCGAGAAATTTTATCGACAAATGGATGCAGAAAATTAAAGTATGGTCTGTAAAAGATCAATACTTTAGGGAATATTATAGAAGCGGTAATGTATTCATGTATAGACTGGATACTAAATTCACTGATGATGACTTTAGTAGAATGTCAACTATTTATGGATCTGAATTTATAAAACCGGGTCAGATTCCGATTCGTTATATTCTTCTTAACCCTTATGATATTGCTACTGTTAAGTCTTCTAGCTTTAACGGTCAAGTTTATCGAAAAGTGCTTTCGGAGTTTGAGCTTGAAAGGTTAAAGGATCCCAAAACGGAATATGACAAAGAAGTCTTACAAGGTCTTGATCCAAAAGATCAAGAAGCTATCAAAAAAGGGCAATACGGTAGAGATGGAATTTTTATTCAATTAGATCCTGACAAATTAATATACTCTTTCTATAAAAAACAGGATTATGAACCATTTGCTATTCCATTCGGTTATCCTGTATTAGACGATCTCAACTGGAAGCTTGAACTTAAAAAAGTAGACCAAGCTGTTACTCGTACTATTGAAAATGTTATTCTTTTGATCACGATGGGGAATACCCCTGACAAGGGCGGGATTAACCCCCATAATCTGCAAGCCATGCAATCTCTTTTTTCCAATGAAAGTATTGGTAGAGTTTTGGTTAGTGATTATACGACTAAAGCGGAATTTGTTATTCCAGATCTAAATAGAGTTCTTGGGCCAGAAAAATATCAAATTGTAGATCAAGATATCAAAGAAGCATTGCAAAATGTCGTAGTAGGAAGCGAAAGATATAGCAATACCCAAGTCAAAGCTCAAATATTTCTTGAGAGATTAAAAGAAGCTCGAAATACTTTTATTAATGATTTTCTTCAGCCACAAATAAAACTTGTATGCCAAAATTTAGGTTTCAGGAAATACCCAACCGTAAGATTCCAAGAAATCGATCTTAAGGACGAAGTTCAGCTTCAGAGAGTCACGACTCGATTGATGGAGCTTGGCATCCTTACTCCAGAACAAGGGATTCAAACTATTAAAACTGGTATTTATCCAGAACAAAGAGAAGTTGGATCTGGACAAGAAGAATATCTACAAGACAGACAAAAAGGTCTTTACTCTCCTTTAGTTGGGGGTCAACCATTACCATTAAGCGAAGAAGAAAAAGAGGAACAAATGGAAATGGAACAAATGAAAATGGATCACCAACAAAAAGTTCAGGAAAGTATAAACAACAACCCTAACAATCAAAATGATCAAAGCCCGAATAAAAACACGCCTCAACAACAAGGGCGTCCAGCAGGAACAGTAAAACAAGATAACGTTTCTGTTGCGGATAGAAAAAGTATTCAGGAAACCATATATCAAACTGAACAGCTTTTTTCTTTCGCTCAAAAGCAAATGAGGAAAATCAATAATATCAAAAGGCTTTCAAAAGAGAAAAAATCTCTGCTTGATGAATTATGTAAGAGTGTTATAATTTCTTCAGAAAAAGATCAATGGGAAGAAAATATAAAAGCTTGTATTGAAGATTTTGAGAACATAAGTAAGCTATCTACTTTGCCCGGTATTTCAGAGGCTGCGCATGAAAATGATATGGAACTTTATCCTTCTGCTTTGTATTATCACAGCCAAAAGAAAGAAGAAGATTCTCAAAACTAAAAATTTTGTGTATTAATTCTTACAACTTTAAATATAATTATGGAATTAGATTTCTCTAAAAACATCAACGACGCTTCAGGCCTCAAAGGTTTGCTTGCCGCAGAAACTGCAAAGAACGAAGTAAATTTATTGCCAGACTCTGAATTCGCTTATATTGAAGAAGGTGGTAACGCCGATTCTTTTAACAGAACGGTCCCTTTGACCTTGCGTCATTTCCC